CCTGCAACTGACGCGCTAAGGCTTTATTAAAATCGTCGTCGCTCATCCCCAAGAAGGAACGGGCGGGAACGTCTACTGTCCAGGCTGATTTTGCCGCTTTGCCGCTCAGCTTTTTAATCAGCAAACCGGCCTGGGCAAAACGCATGGTTTCCACAATTTCTTTGTACGATGGCTTACGCCAGCGTTTACCCCGCTTGACCTGGTATCCCAGCGAACGCAGCCTTTTGGCCTGCTTGATAGTGGCCTTCCGTTCCGGGTCAGGGGTTTTGGTCACGGCACGGCGATTGATGCTCACGTTCATGCCGTTCTGCTGGCCATAGCCCACTACGCCTGCCGGTACCGGTTTTTCACCGTTGCGATAGCTGCCGCCTTGCAGATACAGCCGCACCGCTTCAATTTCCGGCATCTCCCGGATATGCAGTAATTTGGGCATATTGCGCAGCATCTTGCCGCGCTGGCGGGTCTTGCGGCCTTCCCACGGTCTGCCGTCTGGGGACTGCTGATTACGCACGTTGCGTTTAGCCGCAACAATCACCCCGTACTTAGCCATACGCCATAACAACCGCTGACGTTTGAGTGCGGGCAACACCAGCCCTTTGAGTGCGCCTTGCAGTTCGGCCAACTGTTTTTTGCTCAGTTCCCCATTGATAATCATCAGATTTTACCCAAGGGTGCGCCGGCGCTGTCTGCGCCGAATACTTCGCCCTGCATGGCTATCCATAGCTCTGGGTCAGTCAGTCGCCATTTATTCCCTTCGAAAGGCAGGCTCCCGTGTTCGTCCTTAACAATGCTCAGTGATTCAGAGAGCGAAAGAGACACCACCACCATCGCGATTTTTTCGTCGATCACTTCAATATCAAGGTTCGGCTGTTCCATGTCCTCGCCACTGTCAGGTGGGTTCTCAATGCCCCAAATCATCAGCAAGGCGCACAGGTTGCGCGGATCATAATCGCGATAAGGAAAGCGCCCCCATGACAGCACCGCATCAAACTTCATCAGCGCCAGTTGATACTGGTCTAATCCCAAATCCCGTTGGGCCGGAATAAAACTCACTTCATCCATTGCGCTGTTAAATTCCAGGCCGCGCAGCCGTTCTGGCAAATGGGCCTCAATAAAGGCGGTTAAACGCTGAAGCTTTCTCATATCATCCTCACGCTGCAGCGCCCGACGCCCTTCATATTGCGCAGCACCGTGCTGGCTTCGGCCAGCAACCGGCTGCGGGTTTCAGGGTTCTCCTGTCCGGCATTGGCTACCCGGCTAAACTGGGTGGAGTACTCGCCCAGCAAATCGGCTTTTGCCCTGGCAAACACCGCCTTTTTATACTGGCCAATCAGGGCCGTTTGCCCGTTCATGGTGATACCGGGCGCATCAGCGGCCTGTTGGTATCCTCTGGCCATCAATCCCGCTGCCAGTTGGCGCAGGTCTAAATTCACTTCGGACACGCTGGCCAGTAGCGCTTCAGCCAGCGTATCAGCATCAATATCCGCCGGGATGCTGCGGCTACGTTGGAAGTCAGTCAGATTGAGATCTGGCCAAAAACCGTCATTGGTTAATGCCACATCCTGATAATCAATTTCTTTACCGCTAAACATAGGACTCCCGAAAAAGCGGGCAGACCGATTTCCACGGCCTGCGAACCTGTTGGCTGCAGCCTCCACCGCGCCCGCTCTGGCTTACGGTAGTCTTTTACTCTTTATCCAGTGCCCGCAGTCGGGCAGCTATTTTCTGCCGGTAGGTTTTCACCCCACAGCCAAAATGGAACCGGTGCGCGCTGGCCAGTAACGCATCAGCCTCTTGTAAGATGGCCACATCCTTGATGGCACTGGGCAACGGGTCGCCCTGGTCATTACTAATCAGACGCAAACCGGCAAACTTGAACCACTTGGCGCTGATTTGTTCGTAAAGCTGCCAGTGGTCACGCACCTTCTCGAATACCTGTGAGAAATACGGCTCTACGCCTTGCCCTTCTAAAACGCTCTGCTCTGCCCAGGCTAAAATCGTATCGGCTACAAAGGGGGCAAATCCGCGCCGCAGGCCGAACGGGGTGAGTTGTTTCTGCTCAATGGCGATATCCGCCCAAGCCAACGCCCGATCAAAATCGCCAATATCGAACAACCAGACGATGCAGTAAGCAAAAACCGGATTGCTGTACACCTCCCCATCGGCCAGATACTGCTCAACGGTCGGTATCCAGCGCGGTAACAATTCCTGGCTTTTCAGCCGCGTTTTCTCTGCCCGCGTCAGCCCATGCAGCCGCTGGGCATCGTTATCAATCGCCATTTTTTGCAGGTGCATACTGGTTGAACCGGCCAGCGCTTGCTGGTTATCCAGTTTGCGCTGTGCCTCAATCATGGCCGTATGCCGCTGCGCCGGGGATAAAGCCATGATCGCCCCTTATTCGCCGACTTTCGGGTCGCTTGGCTCTTTGATTTCACCGATGGTGACGGCGGATTCATCAATGGCGGCATACAGCTCTGGGTACTCGACCGCATAGCCCTCGTTACGCAGATATTTGTTTTCGAACTGCTTACGATCTTCAACAAATTCAGCTTTGCGCTGACGGGTGCCACGCTGGGTGTAAATATGCAAGTTAGCCAGAGTGGTTACCGTCATACGTTTACCCGGCATAAACGGTGGCACCATGGCAGGACGCCCGGCGATGGAGTCAGACAGCATCTGCGCGGCGATTTTCTCCGTTGGACGGTCAGCTTTTTGATACAGGCGATACTGTTCTGCCGCGACCAAATCCGCCCCGACCATCACCACTAAACGCGGGTCATTACGGTACTGCTGCGGGATTTTGTCGTTAATCAGGTCGGAGGCCATCGCATCCAATGACTTGTAGTCGCCCTGTTCATCCAGCGTGACCGGCGTCGACATGATCTGCTGGCCGTCTTTGTACTTACGCACCAATTCATGCCAGCCAATATTGACGTCTTCCCCATTAGGGTTAGCGGTTGGATCGGTAGACTTGGCCACACTCTTGCCGTTGAAACCAATGCGCAGCATATCCAGTGCAAAGGACTGGTTGGTAAAGTCCTGCATCCGTTGGAAAAACTCGTTTTCGTCACCGGCGTTGGCCCAAACAGACAACATTGCCCAGGTGAGTGCCGCACCGGAATCTGTTTCAACCAGCTTATATTCGTTACCGGATACGCCGGTTGGGCGGATAAAACGGCCACCTTCTTTACGCCCGGTAAAAATCCCCGGATTACCTACTGCCACCACTTGCCCTTGAAGCTGGTCAACATCAACTACGGTGATCATGTTCAGGAATTCAGCCGTTTCCAGTAACGCATCCCGCAACAAGGTTTCTTTTGGATCGGTGAGTGAAAAGTAACGTGACGCGTCACTGACATTATAAGACTGCGATAATTGGGCGCTGTAGGAATCAATATATTGACGCGCTCGTTGATTTAATTGCATAGCTATCCCCCACCTTTACGGTGAAATAAAATATTTTCTAAAAGGTGGTGTAAATTAAATAAGGTGCTTAAACGGTTTCTTACCGTCACCATTAGGCGAACGTTTTGGCAACGTAGTCACTTTACTATCCAGCTTGCCAAAGTTTTTAATAATACCCGGCAGGTTATTACGCAATTTGGCAAAATCTGCGGTATCCACCACTTCTTTGACCACTTCCACATCGGCAACCACTTCTTCTACGGCGGTATCCGTCGCTTCTGTTTTATTTTCCAGTTGCGATACACGCGACTCTAAATCGGCAACCGCCTGTGCCAATACCTGGACTTTATCGTCATCGACTAGGGTAGTTTCCTCACCTGACTGTTCATCGTCCTGAATATTAAACAGACTGCGCCATTTACTTTTATTCTTACCTGCCATTTTTCGAGCCTCTTTAATTTCTGTAACTTCATCAATAACCAATGGCTTTAACGCGCCATAACGTTTGTTTTTATTACGGCTGTTAAAACGCATTCTTTCGGTGTAAACACTGGCGGGTTCATCAGTGACCCCTAATCCCTGTAGGTAACTTTTCCCCGTTCCTCGAAAGTTGCCGTCAGGCGTAAACTCAGCGGAACAGAAAATCAGTTGCCCATCCACATTGGCTTGCATGAGAGAGAGGTTAGGACAAAGCCGGGCGTAAAGTCGCATGATGCCATCGCCGCTTTCCTCACTCATTAATTCCAGTACCTGCCCCATATTGCCAAAATTGCGGGAATGCTCAGGCCACAACAACGCGGTATACAATTGCGGGTTATAGGTTTCGGCGGCGTCAGTGATCCACTGTCTTTTAATTTCACGCCCGTCAACGGTTTCCCCCTCAGCGCAAACACAAATCCAGTCAGTCATTAAATGCGAATTAGACATAAGCCTACTTTTAAATATTGTGTTTGTTTCGAGGTGTGCAGTATTGCGGATTATTTTATTTACCGCACTTAGCTTATTTCGGTTCAATTCGGATATACCCCTTTACCCGAATTGAACCGATTGAGGAATAACGTCAGAGCGGAATAAACACCGCATAATTCGGCCTATGGCCAAATACACACAAACTATTATCGGGGTGGCGCGTTCGCTTTATTTAAAAAGATGGACACCGAAAGAAATCGCCACGGAATTAAATCTGCCTAATGCGCGGATCATTTACTATTGGGCGCAAAAGTGGAGTTGGGCGGATATGCTCAGCCATGAAAGCATTGAGGAGGCAATTAACCGGCGCGTGATGGTATTAACCCATCGCGACAATAAAAGTGAACTGGAATTAAAAGAATTAGACAGTTTGATTGCTCAACACTGCAAACTGCGGATTCAGGCCAGTAAACACGCCGAAAAACTGGCGGCGATTAAAGCCCAGACCCAAGGCAGCTATCCAGCAGGGGAAGGCGCTGGCGAACCACAAGACGGCGGCAACAAGAAACGCAAATACCGCAAAAATGATATTTCCGGCGTAACGGCGAAAGAACTGGAATTTTTCTCCGAGGAAACACTTTTCCAGTATCAAAAATATCTGCGGGCGAATAAGCACTACAGCATCCGCAATATTCTGAAAAGCCGTCAGATTGGCGCGACCTGGTACTTTGCCTTTGAAGCACTGGAAGACGCCATTTTAACCGGCGACCCGCAAATCTTCCTGTCAGCCTCCCGCGCTCAGGCAGAAGTGTTCCGCTCGTATATCGTCAATATCGCCGAGCAGTATTTCGGGGTGACGTTGACCGGCAACCCGATCCGTTTAAGCAACGGCGCAGAGCTGCGTTTTCTTTCCACCAACAAAAACACCGCCCAGTCCTAAAGTGGTCACCTGTATTGCGATGAATATTTATGGGTGCCGAACTTTGCCAGGCTAAATGAAGTGGCCAGCGCCATGGCTACCCATGACAAGTGGCGCACCACCTATTTCTCTACACCCAGCGCCAAAACCCATCAGGGTTATCCATTCTGGACGGGGGACGAATGGAAACAAGGGGATAAAGACCGTAGCAAAGTGGTTTTCCCTGGCTTCGACGACTACCGCGACGGCGGGCGAGAGTGTCCCGATGGCCAGTGGCGTTATGTCATCACGTTGGAGGATGCGATTGCAGGCGGCTTTAATCTGGCCGATATCGAACGCCTGCGTAACAAGTACAACCGCGACACCTTCAACATGCTGTATATGTGCGTGTTTGTGGACAGCGGCGACAGCGTATTTAAATTTCACCTACTGGAAAAATGCGGCGTCGATATTGAGGACTGGCAAGACCATGACCCCAGCGCAGCGCGGCCTTTTGGCAATCGGGAGGTTTGGGCAGGCTTCGACCCTGCCCGTTCCGGCGATACCTCCACCTTTGTGATTATCGCCCCACCGCTGTATGACGGGGAAAAATACCGCGTGTTGGCCACCTTCTACTGGCAAGGGCTGAATTTCAACTATCAGGCTGGCCAGATTAAAGAACTGTTCCAGCGCTACAACATGACCTATATCGGCGTGGACATTACCGGCATTGGCAACGGCGTGTATGAGCTGGTGCAGAACTTTGCCATGCGGGAAGCCACGGCCATTCATTACGGGATGGAAAGTAAAAACCGCCTGGTAATGAAAATGGTCGAGGTGATCGAAAGCCAGCGTATCGAATGGGACGCCGAACAAAAAGAAATCCCCGCATCGTTCCTGGCTATCCGCCGAACCAGTACCGCCAAAGGCGGCGGCATGACCTTTGTCGCCGACCGCAGCAAAGAAACCGGCCACGCCGATGTGTTCTTTGCTCTTTCCCACGCCTTTGATAATGAACCGCTCAACCATGAGCACAAACGTAAATCCACCTGGAAGACGAGCAACGCCGCATGAAAAAGAATAAACGCCAACTAAAACGTACGCCGGTCACCTCTGCGGCAAGAAATATGAGCATCATTAGCCTGGGTAAACCGGAGCCGATTTTAACCACCGGCACCGATTATAAAGAAATCTGGTATGACAGTGATTTTGACCATTACAGCCAACCGATTGACCGGCTCGCCTTGGCGCAGCTGGTTAATCTCAATGGCCAGCACGGCGGCGTTCTCTATGCTCGACGTAATATGGTAGCTACCGATTATTTGCATGGCGGGTTAACTCACGAACAACTGAAAGCGGCGGTGTTTGATTATCTAACCTTTGGTGACGTGGCGATCCTGAAAGTGCGTAACGGCTGGGGTGACGTGGTGGAGTTGCTGCCGCTGCCCTCGCTGTATATGCGGGTGCGCAAAGACGACAGCATCGCCATTTTGCAGAAAGGCGAGCCACTGGTTTATGCCCCGGAAGACGTGATTTTTCTCAAGCAATATGACCCACAGC